GCGCCGCCCGCCCGAGGCGGGCTGTCGCATGCCGCGTCGGACGGCATCCACACTCTGCTTTTCTGATGGCGGAAACGCTTTTGCAAAAACGCCAAGCCTTCGGATGCTTCCGCTTCCGCTTCGGCGCGTTTTTGTTCTTCGATCTCGCGTTCATAGTCGAGCAGGTCGAGGCTTTGATTGCGTGTGAGCTT